ATAATATTAAACATACTGATACTGCCAATTGTTTCCATGTGAAAGATGGTTATGCTTGTACTGTAGCTCACTTTATGTTGAAATTTAAGCAGATGGAAAATGTGACTATGCGTATAACATGGAATACCCATAATGGTGCTGAAGTCACACAAGAATTTTCAATGCCGAAATACTGTCATATGTCAGAAACTGATATAGTTATTTTTCGTCTTCCTCCTGGTAATCGACCTGGCGAATTATATAAATTTATTGCTAATTCCGAAACTGTCGAAGAATTACACCAAGGACAATCTTTAGCTTTGTTAACTAGATGTCAAAATGGTTTAGCAGATATTAAATCTTTAAATGTTGCAAGTCATTATAGTGAAGCTGCATATAAAATAGATTTAAAAGATGGTACTAAAGTTCCAGTTATAATTGAACATCCTATTTCTTGTTATAAAACAACATCACCTGGAGATTCTGGTGGATTAGTTGTTGTACAAGAGATACAAGGTGCTTGTACTTTAATTGGATTGCATGTTGGATCTAGAGAAATTAATCGTGTTATGTATAGTGTAGCTATGCCTTTTGATAAAGAGATATTTGATTATGCTCTGAAAGAATGGGCTGCTGTATTGGATGAAAACCCTATGATGTTGGAGAGTAATGAATTTCCTATGAAAATTATTGAACAAGTTCCTCCTCATATGTTTGCCAGTACTGCTCATAAAAGTAGTATTCGTCAAACTGAGCTTCATAGTTGGGCTGGAGAACCCACTTGTGTTCCAGCACATTTGCATGATTTCAAAGATCCTCAAGGAAATGTTATTTCTCCTTACTTAATTGGAGTTAGTAAGCTTCATCAAGTTGCTACTGAACCTACACCAATACCTATACATACGATGGAATATTTGTTACATTGTTATCCTCCTAAGAAACAAGCTCGTCTTCTTACTTGGGAAGAAACTTTGCGAGGTTCTAGAGAATTGGGTATGGCTCCTGTTAAGGCTAGTTCTTCTGCTGGTTGGCCCTTTAATCTTGAAGGAGGTAAAGGGAAGTTCAAATATTTGAACTGGGATGGAGAGTATTATCAATATGAACCTAGTTTCTTGAATATGTTGCAGCTTCAAGATAAAGATCTTCAAAATGGTATTAATATTAATGTTGTTTATAAAGATGAACTTAAAGATGAGTTGAGACCTAAGGAAAAGGTTAGAGCTGGGAAAACACGTTTGTTTGCTGCTGGACCTATTGATTCTTTGTTCCATATGCGTAGATATTTTGGTGACATGATTGGCTTTGTTCAAAGTTTTTGTAGAGAACAACCTGTTGCTATTGGTATTAACGTACATTCTATTGAGTGGACAATGTTGTATAATCGTTTGAATAGATTTAATGGTTCAGTTATTGCTGGAGATTATAGTAATTACGATGGTATGGTTCCAAAATTTGTTGGTAAGTTTGTATTAAAGTTTATCAATAAGTGGTATAATGATTCTCCTGAAAATCAAAGAGCTCGAGAATTATTGTTTGAGCATATATATAGTCCTAAACGTATTCATGGTTTGAATATTTATCAAGTTGAAGATGGTACACCTTCCGGTGTTGCTTTGACTGGTTTTTATAATTCATTGTGTAATATGGTTATGATGTATATTGTTTTGGTGGAAGATTTTGGTATTAATCCTGAAGAATTTGAAGCAACCTTTTATGGTGATGATAATTTAATCACTACTAAGAAAGATGGAATTACTTGGGCGAATGTTGCAAAGTGTATTAAGAGTCGTTTTAATATGGAATACACTCATTGGTCTAAAGCTGATTCAGATTATGTTGAAACTTTACAAACTGCTTCTTTTATTAGCAGAAAATTTGTGTTAGATGGGTCTCACTATCTTGCACCTTTAGACATCACCACAATACTTGAAATGACGTATTGGTGGCGTAATGCTACAAATGAAAATGACGCTGTTTTACAAATAGTAGATTCATTTTTCACTGAGTTATTTCACCATGGCAAGAAACAGTATTCGTACTGGGGGGATCAATTTCTCAATGCCATTCATGATAATATGCCTGGACTTTCTGCAGCAGTTAAGAAAAAGTACCAACCATACTTTGCTATCTGGGACAGGAATTTCAATCCAAATCGTCATGAAACAAGTGTTTTTGATCAATCAATGTCGAGAGACTTAAAACCTAATGTAATTTTATATCCTGTCTATGACGAAAATTTCCAGACTGAGTCTGGTCAAGGAAGTTCTCTTCCTGATACTGAACATCGAGACTTTACAAATCGAGCTGTTAATATAGTTACTCATACAACTGAAGAAGAGTTGGGTAATTATAATGACGTTGCACCTACTTCATCACATTTAGTGAGTGAGCAAATTTTAGGTCAAGCTTATGCCACTAAATCAATGGAAGAATTTGATTTGGATGGTGTTATTCACCGTGAGTATCAATTAGATTCACTTACATGGTCTTCCACTCAAGGTGCTGATACGCTACTTGGTGAATATGAATTCCCTAAGTTGTTGTTTGATCAAGCATTTATTGCTAGTAAAATTAAGTATTTTAAACAGTTTAGAGGAGGTGTCAAGATAACTATGAGAATAGTTTCTAATCCTTATTTGTATGGTAAAGTTATGTTAGGTTGGGCTCCTCAGCGTAAATACTTTAGAAATCCAGCTTTTTTGCAAAACATGGGAAATTTGTCTAGTGTTCCACATATTCATTATTCTGCTTCTGCCACTGAAACTGCCTCTTTAACGTCTCCCTTTATCAATCAGAGCATGTATTTAGACATGACCAATTTTGAGGATGATGAAATGGGATATTTTACTCTTTTAGTCATGGATCCTTTAATAGATGTGATGACAGCAGGAGTATGTAATGCCTCAATTTTTATTACAGCTCAATTTGTTGATGCTAAAATGCGTATTCCTTTTACTCCAGAAAGCAATGAGAAGATGTTTTTAGAGAGTGGTCATGGGAAGAAGCATGAACAAGTTCGTAAGGAAAGTTCAGTTAAGGCTAAAAATAATTCTATTTCTACTGCTCTTAATTCTGCTGCTGATGTTGCTGCTGTTGTTGGTAGTTGTCCATTTGTGGCTCCTGAAGCTATTATTGGTACTACTATCCTTAAGGGAGCTTCCAAGATTGCAGCTGCATTAGGATTAGATAAACCAACCACTGTTGCACAAACTCAAAATCTTCGAACTAAAGCTGATTTGAATTGGAATTATTCTTCAGGAGTGTCAAATACTGAACGTATTGGTATTAATGCTGATGGTGGTTTAACTACAGAACCAGTCGTTTCAGGTCAAACTCCTGGAGATATGTCTTTGATTCAATTATCTATGATTCCAAAAATGACCTATCTTTATACTGTTCAACAAACAGATGTTGTAACCCAGTTAACAACTATGAATTCTGATGAGTCATGTTATTGTGATTTAATTAGTCGTTGGTTTAAGTTTTTTTCTGGAAGCTATAGATATAAACTTTATTTTGAATGTAGTCACTTTCAAAATATTAAAGTTGTTATTTGGATGAACATTAATGGCGTTTCAACTAGTTGGCAAGATGCTTATCATCAAGTTATTGATATTCAAGGTCCTACTGAATTTTCGTTCACTGTTCCTTATGTAGATAAGGAAGTTATGAAATATAATTATTCTGATGCAACTGATTCTATTTATATGACCCTGTTATCATGGAATCAACCTGATATGTCATTAGTTTGTCCTTTGTATGTTAATGTGTACAAAGCTGCTGATACTGATAGACAATTTGGTCTTCCACTTGAGAGGGGGTTCTTTTTGACTGAGAGCTGTCCTCTTGAGGAATATTTCATCAAGAATCCTATTTTGTATGGTGATGATTTAATCCTACAAGATTTGAATCAATCACTGTGGGATGATGAAATTGATGAAGGAGATTATACAATGTCAGAATGTGATGAACTTATGGATGAATGGAATTCACCAGATTTTTATATTAATTATCCAGATCGAGTTGTGTTTGATGACACTTTCCAAGTTGAATCTAATCCTAGAGAGGATTTTATGGAAGTGTTTCCACCTCTTTGTTCTGGTATGCAACAATATAAACATGATAAGTTGGTTTCAGGAGGTGAACAAGTTTCCACTATTGGAGATCTAATTCATCGTACTTTACCTTATTATAATGTTGTGGTTAATGGTTCTAATGAAGTGTATAGTTACACTCCCACGGCTATTACTACATTTGGTTGTTATCTAGGTATTGAGGCCTACTTACAATTATTTTTATTTTATAGGGGAGGAATGAGGATTAAATTGTTGTATTCTGACGTTGCAACTCCTCGATTCTTGTCGTTCCAACATGGAACGGATCAAATGATTGGGATGTCATTTGGAAATCCCCAAAATCCTGTACTTGACTCTGAAGTCCCGTACTATTATACTGAGTTATTTCAACCAACTCGTGTTGCTCCCTTTGGCAACAAAATGACTTGGTTACAAACTCAGAAGGCTGCTCATTCCTCATTCCTTTTCAAAGAAGGAGCTGATGATTTAACAGCCTTTTTCCCTTGTTGGCCTGAAGGCAATTATGATGTAATTGTTTCTAGTGCTCTTGGGTACAATGCTCTTCAAGCATACAATTTATTAATTTAAATAATTCCTATTACTCTTGTGATTTTTAAGCACTTGAGTTACTAACTTTGTTAGTGTCAAATAGAAGATTAATTTCTACTGAAGTTAAATACGAGTTAAAAAGGTTTAGCCC